GAAACCGCACCCATTTCTCGGCTGACGTCCAGAGTTCCTTCTTTGATTCGTTGAACTGGCTTGTCATTCCTTCCTCCGCATTCAATCATTGACTCATGTATCAAATCGTAAAGGGCGAAGACCTTACCATTCGTTTGTATGTCCTCGATCCGTCCGGGTCACTCGTCGATTTCACCGGCAACACCGGGATTGCAATTCAAATACCGAACGACTCCGGCGGTTTGATTACAAAAGCGGAGCCAGCAGAGATCACCGTTGTTTCCACTGGAATCCTTGACGTTGCGTTCTACTCCACCGATGCGTTGGCCGAGGCCTACGACATACCCTTGTTCGTCGTCGTTGACTTCGGTCTTGACCGGGACATCTACCCACTTGCCGATAAACTAAACGTCGTCCTCCCAGAGAACGGATTGCCCGGTGGCGGCGGAGGTGGAGGTGGCGGTGGCGGTGGCGACCTTCCAAATGGTGGAACCACCGGCCAGGTCCTGAGAAAGGCCAGCAACCTAGACCTAGACGTTGAATGGCACACCCTCTCTTCGTCCGACGTTGGCCTTGGTAACGTCAATAATACCTCTGATGTTAACAAGCCAGTCTCTACAGCGCAGGCCATTGCAGATAGCGCAGTGCAGGCCTTCTCGATTCAGCGTTCAAACCACACCGGGACGCAGGCCTCGACCACGATTTCCGATTTCGCGGCAGCAGCCAAGACAGCCGCCGTTCAAGATTCCATTGTCGATGGGGTCACCGACGTAGCTCCGTCTCAAAACGCGGTCTTCGATGCGCTGCAAGCCCTTGCTATCGGCGGAACAAACGACCGTTTGGTCTATAAAGACAACCTCGGCGTCGTTAAATCCCTGGAAGAAGTTCAAGTTGGCATTGCGCTTGGGTTTGAACAGCTCGACTTAACTCGAACGCTGTCAAATCAAGCCGGGACCTTCGACGTCAACCGCTTCAATCTTAATTTCTCCGCTTCCGCCAACTCCCCAGATGAAACGTGGTGCGCTAGACAGGTCCAGCTCAACGTGGACCCTGCCTCAACCGGGTTTGAGTTCGGAACCACAGGCACAGCCTTCCGATTCCTTTCTCACAACATTGTGCACAGCGGCACCGGCGACTTGGGCTCGGTCGAGTTCATTCAAAACAACTTCAGTATCGGGAACGGCACTGACCCGATTGACTTTAAAGGATTCGGCTACGCCTTCGGGTTCGGTCAGGTCAACGCAAACGTCCAGGTCAATGGTCCTTTTCAGGGCTATGGCTTCCAGCCAAACGTAAACGCCGCAGCCTCATTTGCTGCGCTAAACACCTACATCAACGCCTTCTACGACTTCTCAAACATTCTTTGCGAGTCACCAGGGTACAACTCTTTCACAGCGTCCCCGACACTCGCCTCGGTTCGGAACAACAACAATTACAATGGACTGTCGATCAACCCAACGATCACCACGTTTAATGGCAACGCTTCTGGTTATGGCCTTGCTATTGGCGGTAACTGGGGCGCGTTTAACAGCGGTGGAATCTACGGCATCAGCATAAACCAGACGGCAACGAACGCCAATTACGCCTACGGAATCTACGTAAGCATGGATGGCGTCACGGTCTATCCTGGCGTCGTGTCGTCCCTCGTTGTTCAGGACCTGACCATCGCCTTTCAGCAGCCAGGAGACAATGACTCGTACCAAATCGAATACGTTAACGACGTACTCGCTGGTTCCGAGACAGCCGTAATCTCAGGACAGCTTGTCACCGTTCACATGGAGAGCGGCGCCTCGACTGCAACTCAGATCAAATCCGCAATTGAAGCCAACCCTTCGCTCAACTCAAACCTAACGGTCACGATCTCAGGCGTTGGTAGCAATGCTCAGACATCGTTTGCCGCTGTGAATTTCGCGGGCGGGGAGTGGCCGGGAAACAAGAAGGCTGCGTACCTTGATGGTGACGTCGAGATTACCGGAGGTCTTACCTTCGGAGGGGCACTGTCCATTGGACAGCTCAATGCCTTTAGCTCACAGCCACTCGTCGATGGGGGCGGGACACCGTCATCAATCCACAGTCTGATCACCAACCCAACCGTTGCGGCAAACGCAGTCCTTACCAGCGCCGACACAATCTCTGTTAACACCGCAGCCCTCATCAACATTGGCGACAACGCCACCGTTGGTACATCTTTCATTGGCGTCGCGGCACTCGGCCTCCCTGCTGTACTGACAATGGGCGCAGGGTCAACTCTCGATAGAGTGTACGGCGCGCTGTTCGCCCTGAGTCTTGACGCTGGAGCTGGCGGCGGAACGGTTGACGAAGTCGGTCTTTGTAAATCACTTGCCATTCCAAATGGCGTGACCACGGTCAACAATCTTTACGGCTACCTGTTCGACCTTCCTTTCGGCGACCCCGGGATCACGACCTGGGGATTCTACGATAGGCCGGGAAAGAACAATTACTTTGCAGGCAACCTGCTTATCGGTGGAGCGGCAGGCACGGACGACACCGTTACCAATGCAAGCGTTGCTCTTGAGATAAAGTCCACAGCCAAGGCATTCGTCAATGCAAGGATGACAACGGCTGAGCGGGACGCCCTTGCTGCCATCGACGGGATGCAGCTCTACAACACAACAACCGATAAGCTCCAGGTCTATGCGGCTGGCTCATGGGTTGATCTACACTAGGCGGATGCGATGACAAAAGAACAAGCCATTGAGATCCTTGCTACCTACAAGATGCCAATGTCTGACGCGATGATGAGAGATTTCAAAATCGCGCTTGCTCTGATGAGATCATCTTGGTGTATCTATAGGCCGAGGTGATCATGACAAAGCAGCAGGCCTACGAAATACTTCTTTCCGCCATCAACCAAATCAACACGACAAAACAAAATCACGTCATGCTTGAGAAGGCCCTATCCGTACTCATGGCCGAAGCTACCAAAAACGTACCATCGATTTCACCCGTTTGATCCACTGGTTCGTTCTAAAGTGGAAGCTGATCGCAGATACGAATGGGTCAACCAGCTCCGGGTTTCCGCCAGACGTTAGCCTGTTGTACCAAAGCAGCGCATTGAACACGTCGTTCTCCGGTCCGACGTGCGCACTGATTAAGTGGCCATGATTCTCGCCCCTGAAGTTCGAATAGATCTTCCGCGCAAGCCACGTAAGCGGTGTCGGAGCCAAGATCATTGCCTGCAAAAGCGGCAAGAGGTCGTTCCAGTCATCCACCTGGTCCATTCCGTTCCGTTCGATCTCCCGTTTCTGCTCATTCCACCTAAACGGTAAACACTTAACAACGGAACCCAACACCAGAGGCACGTCAGTTATCAATAGGAACGCCCAGGATAGGGCCTTCTGTAGGTAGTCGTACCTTTGCCAGGTAGCCCTGACGATGAGGCTGTAATGGCCGATAAAGAGGTCACCGTTCGGAGCCCGGAGCTTGTTCTCCTCGATCATCGAGACCGTCTTGTCCAAAACGTGGGACGGAAGGCCAGCCTCCCTCTCGAAAAGACCAAGGCCAATGATGACCGGGATCAGTTGGTCCCTCGAAACATCATTCGGATTGGTCCATTGCGTTGCGCCGCGTATCCACGTGATGCGCCCATGTTCGTCGATACTTGATAGGTGCGAGATCATATCGAGCATGGCTTTCGATGCGGCCAAATCGCGGCGAGCGAGGATCTCCCCAATTAAGAACACACCCATTCGGTGAAGCGAATCCCCGTCATCGCCATCTTTTTGAACGATCAGTCCGTACTTATCTCGATACATGCTTGAGCTCCTTTGGCCACGCCTTGTCCTTCTCACTTAGGATCGGCTCAAACGGGTGCTCATATGAAATATCTGGCAGTAGATCCATGACGTATGTCCACCGGAGACCGATCTCAGACTCCGGGTTGTATGGTTGGTCACAGACATAGAGCAGCATCGAATCCTCAATTGCATAGAACCCGTGAAGGAATCCTGGCTGAATGAAGAAGCTGTCGCCAGCTACAAGATCTATCGAACCAATGTTCCCACTTGGCGACACGAAGAAGTCAGTGATCCTCCCAGATAGGAGATGGAGCTGCTTACCTTGCGGCTTGTTGGTCTGCGCATGGAGCCCACGAAACACGCCCTTCTTTGAGAAAGAGACGTTCGTGTTGTTGGGAAGCGGCAAGAACCAGCCCCTGTTGTCGTATATCATTTTCATTACATCCCCTTTAGTCCAAGCGCAGCCGATACCAGCGCCTCAACCAAGTACGCTTGGGGTTCATCGTTATCTAGTTCGGGTTTCCATCCTCGAGATTTGAGAAGGACATTGGCCGCATGTACGCATTCATGTGCGACGACGGCTGCGTGCTTCTTCCTGGTCCAAACCAAGTACACCGTGGCGCCACTCTTTTGTGGGATCTCAAACACAGTCCCGGCTTTCTGCGAAAGGTCCGGGTCATGGCCGTAGTTCTTTCTTAGGTAAGTGGCCATGTCTTGGTGCGGCCATCCAATGCAGAACCAAAAGCTCTGTTTCCAGAATTCGCAGTGATAGTGCGTCGGCTTCATTCGACAGCCTCGTATGTCGCCTCAAAGATGTCCGGCTTGCATGGATAAAACTCGCCCTTGATTCCTTTAATTATCCAATCGCCAACACTGGCGGCTAAATCACCCTCAAGCGTATAGATGACAGGAATATCGCAAGGCAAAAGATCGCCTTCCCAAATGTCGCTCGCTCGACCCATAAACTTCAAAATTTCAAAGCAATTGTTTCCGTTATATTGAACGGCTTCAATGACAACGGGTTTCTTTCTGTATTTCACGCCTCACCTCTCTCGATAGTTTCCGCCTGTTCAATCGCTTTCCTGCCCTCGTGCCAAATGCCGCACCTCTTGTCCTCTTTCAAGATGCAGGCTTTGAGGACCTCAATCACCTTCGCCTGCTTGGCGATGACCGCATCGCGCTCCCTGACGTTCTTCTCGTTGTCGTGCAGAAGCCATCCCACTTTTGTTTCTGAGTGTTCAATGCTTGCCTTCAACTCAGCCACGACGCGCTCGTGCTCTGTAACTGGGACCACTTCGATGTACCTTGGTCCGAGCGGAGTCTTCTCGTCGTATCCTTCCGGCTGGTAGTCAAGAACGAGTTTCCTAACATTGAAAACACCGACGTGGCCGCTCTCGTTTTGAATCCACAGTCGTTCTGCTTTACCGTTTCTCACTTGTGCCTCCTCAAATAGTCTTGATATGTCGCCGTCTGGAGTGACTTCAAGCTCTGCGCGAAGCTGCTCATCACTCATTTCTGTAACGTCGGCTATCACTTGCAATAATAGCTCTTTGGTTCGCGGAGAATTGATGTCGCTCACTTGCATTCCTCCAGTGCCTGTTCTAGCTGCTTCGTTAAGTCGGTCATGGTTTGGTCTCGTATCTCCACATAGACGGTTGAGTGTTGAGCGAAATGCTTCCAAAAATTGGCACATTCAAACTCAGATACCCATATCCGTTCGTTGAATCGTATTGCAGCTTTGGCAATACAAATAACTTTCGCGGCAGTGAGTACCATATCGACCATCGCCACGTTATAGAATCGGGATGATGGTACGCCGCCACGACATACGATCCTCGACAATTTGTTTTCTCGAATAGATGAACCGCGTAAATAAGCTTTCTGACTTTCAATTTCAGTTCGTGATGCTTGGAATTACTCACTCCCGCCCCACAATCTCGTCGAGTTCTTGGTCTGTATCCTCTTTCCAAAGCGCCATAAGTTGACCATCTCCATTCGACAGTAAATGTTCTGTAAACTCCAACTCTCCCTTCAACTTCTCGATGATCGCGAGGAGATTGAGAACGGTTTGTGGGTTCGCGGCCGCGATGAATGCTGTATTCCTTTCGCGCTCATCTCTGCCAGTACCACCGTCAACACCAAGTGTTGACCCGACAAACTTACCGTCAGCGATAATAGAGGCTTTATAAGTGCCACTGACCTGCCATGGCCCTGGCGTCGCAGCATCCGCCCGCTCCTTCACCTGCTTCAAAAACTCTTCATGCTTCGCCACGTTTCACCGCCTCTCCTTTGGGGTGTGGTAATACTTCGCGCACTCGTTGATGTCTTGGTGTTCAACGCAGTTATCAAACCCAGTCTTAGCGCACCCTGAAAGCATAGCTATGGCCGCAACAGCCATGCCCCACGACTTGATGTCAGCTTGGATGTCTCTGATTCTGCGCTCAAGTCTCGACAGCGCATCTCTTTCGGCACCAGCCGCACGCTTAATGGCTAGACGCTCATGGGCTTTCTCGAGCCTGGCCGTTAGCTTTGCCATCTCATCGTGCTTTTCTTTTGTTGATCGCTCTTGTCTTGATTGCCTGCAAATTCTCTCCACTCACTCCCCCTGTTTACTTCTTTCGCTTTTTACGTGGCTTCCGTTCGCGCTTCCACTCTTCGTCAGTCGAATCAATCTTGTGACCCATGGCCCTCAAGAAGCTGACATCATTCTTGTTGATCTGATGCAGCTTCCCTCTGCGCTTGATCTCTTCGAACGTCTTGTTGATCTCCTGGTATTGCTCTTTGCTTTCCGCATAGTGCATGGCCACGAGATCAAAGAACATCAACCGCTCGTACTCGGTAAGAAGAACAGAAACGAGAAGGCAAAAACGCGGGCTGTCTCTTCGCCCGCGCTCAAAGTCACCAACCATTCCGTTCGAAACACCGACCATCTTCGCTAGCTGAGCTTGGGAAATCTTCTCCTGCTTCCGCCACTTCTTAAGGAAGTCGATTGGATCTTTAGCTACGATCATCTGTCCTCCAATCAGAACGGGATGGAATCATCAGGCCCATGGTCTGGCCATGGAGTCTCAATCGGTGGTGCTGAGGCCATAGCAAACTCAGTCTCCGCATCCATCTTTGCGATCTGCTCAGACCGTAGTGACTGCGCTCGCTTTGAATACTGACCGTAGAGAGCAAGCGCTTTCTCTGACCTGTCGGCATCGCTCACCCGGAAGTTATCGAACGCAGGTTCGTAGAACACGCCCTGCTTTCCATCGTTTCGAGATACGCTCATGTCGAACTGCACTGTTACTGGGTGGTTCTTTGAGAACCCCATGCGCAGACGGGACAGCAGCTTCTCCTGTACGATCTTCAGTGACGATGAACGGAAGTCCATGAAGAACGGATTACCTTCGCCATCAAGGAACATCATCGTGTAGGTCTGCTGACATAGCGGGATGTTGATGTCTTTCTTAACACCAAGCTCAAGGTGAAGACGGACCTTGTCCGGGTCATCGCCCCACTGGGCGGCGAAACACGTGCCGCAATTCTTCGACACTGGGTTTGCGTATCGCTCGCTTGGGCTATGGTAGTTATCCGATCCACAACGAGTGGGCTTACCCTTCCCGGCGAATAGGGTCCGCGTTTTTGATGGGACAAGAAGCGTCACGCCAGTCAATACGGAATGGGCACTGCCGTTGTTGAAGTTGTACTTACCGATCTCGCCCTTCGACGAGGTGCCTTGACCAAGAGACACGCTTGGGATTGCAAAGTCTTCGGCGTTCATCTCTGCCCAGAAATCGCCACCCTGCACTGCCAACTGGCCGTTTGTTTTTGGAACTAAATCTCCCATCACTTCTCCTTTATTCCGATGAGCGGATTGCCCGCCTTGCCTACTCGCACTTCGAGAGTGGCGCTCGGATGTTTTAATACCTTGATACCTTCACTTATCATCTTTGTTGAGAGCAAAGATTTCACCTTCTCTTCGACCTTTTCCATAGCTAAGCGGTCTCTTCTTGAGGAGAGAAGCTCAGTCACCATGGAGCTGGCGTCAGCATCGGCGTCACGAGTATCGCCACTCGCGACTTGCGAGTCAAACCCTTGATAGCAGTCCTCTTTCCAGTCGCAGAAAAAACACGGAGAGCAGGTTGGATCTTGGTATGGCCTTGGCCACATGGTCTTTGCCGCAGCCCGGCGGTCAGCCATGTTGAACTTCTCAACCGTGGCGCCGAACAGGTCTTTGTCATACGGGATGATGTAGGTCAGGTACTCGCCGGAATCCCTGTTGTGATAGATGAACAGGACACCATTCAGTCCAAGCGATCCGCAATACATATTGCCTTGGGCCTTATGCGAAGAGAGCGGTTCGCCTGAATTCTTGACCATCGTGTAGGTCGAATCACTCACGGTCTTGATCTCAACCACAAGACCCTCATACAAGAGCACGCCGTCACAATGACCAAGCACCTTGGTCCCGCTCTTGAGTGTGATCTCTACCGCATGCTCGGCCATGCCAAAGGCATCGCCAAACGCAGCACCAAGAATCTCCCGATAGAAAGCATGGATCGGTTCCCCAGTGAGGAGCCGCATCGCAGACGAAAGGCTGGTCTCTCCGCGCCCACGCTGTAGTTTGTAATCAAGAAGTCTTGGGCAATCCCCTGCCGCTGACATCCTCAGGGCCACTGAGTCCGACGGCTGCATGTCCGTCCTCGATAGCACGGTCCTGTCGATCAACGATTGTATCTCTAGCTCGGTCACTAATTCCTCCAGTGTATGCCAGCGAATCAAAGGCTGGACTCAATTCGCGGTGACAGTATGACGCAAGACGAGAGGAGTCAGCCCCAGGTAGGAGCTGAACCTCACGAACAAGCGCATAGATTTCGTTTCTGATTTCATCAATGCGCTCGTAAACGCTACGCATAGATGGCCTTTAAAGCATGGACCTTGGCCGAGTCAGGAACATTCGAAACCAAGATAAGGACGGTGAGTTCCTTTTGGTCTGCTCGCTCTATTGTTGACTCGGTCTTGGCCGCAGCTTTCTTAGTGTAAGGTCGCTTCATTTGGTAACTGATCTTTGATAGATGCTGAATCGTGTTGCTGTTTACAGGTTCGCCATCGCGCTTCTTGTATCCAGCTTCAGCCATAGCTTGGACAATCTGTTTGTTATTAAGCCCATCTGCTTTGTACTGGCGATACACTTTCAGTAGCGCCTTAGTTGTCTTATTCATTCCCATTGTTTCCTCCCTTAGTTCATTGTTCCGTTTGTCTGCCATGCCATTAGTTGGTTCTTTCCGATATGCCACTCAGCATTTCGAATCAGCTCGTCAGCTTTGCCATCGGTAGCGATGTCCTTCACTGACTTACACACAAGACCTGCGATCAGGTTCGCTGTGTAGATGGTTGATTTCGCGGTGCACCGCTCTTGAACTGCTTCGCTATCCGAATAGAACGTCTTGTCGTATGCCGCGACAGACGCTGGGTCTCGGACGTTGCAGTTAAATAAAGACGCGGCCTCAAGGCTCATCCTGGGGTCGACAATCCAAGTGGTCCCAGCCACCCGTTTATCGAAGATCAGACGCCGCGTTGCCATGTTGTCGAGGGCACTGATTACAATACCGTTTAAAGGCTGGCCCTCATAACGCCGCCTGGTCTGTATCTGCGTGCCGGTGAACATCGAAACCATGTCAGCCAGGGCATCAACCTTGGGCCGCCCGATCATGGAGATCGGATAAAATTGGCAGTTCATATTTTCAATCGAGACCTCGTCATCATCCCACACGGTGATGTCAACGAACCCCATTTTCGCAAGAGACAGTGCGACCCATGAGCCAATGGCTCCGGCGCCCACAATGTTGATCTCTTTTCCAAGTGTATCCATCGGAATGAAGTCGAGCTGACGGGTCAGCATCGCTTCTCTTGTGTCTTTGCTCAGCATCTTAGTCTCCCATGTAGGCCATGTAAGTTTGGTCTTTGTAATATTCGCGCTCTCTTGGTTCCATATTCATCCACTCCGACTCGGAGATCCCCCATGTGTTAATCAACTGTCGCTCGTCGGCTGTGATCTCTTCGTCGTCCTCGATGTCGGTCAATTCTCTTGGGTCCAGAAGGCTGCTAGCGACAGTTCCGACCTCTTTCGGAAGGTCTGCGTGCTCAACCAGATCCCTTACCTTGTAGTCGTATTCCGTGGCCTCAATGTAGTCGGAGAGATAAGAAGCCCAGATCCAGTCTGGGCTGTTCTTGCCGCCAGGCTGTTCGAAGATGAGTTGCCTTCGTCGCCACTCGGGGATCTTGTCCCATAACTTTCGAAGCTTCTTTGGTGGCTTCTTTCGTTTTGTTCCATGCTGTTGGCTATAGTTCCACGCAGTTTGTGTTGGGACGTAAACCAATTTCGCTTCATTGTACTCGCGTTCCCACTCATCAAACATGGTCGTGTCGTAGTAAGTGACCACTGAAGTGTCTAGCTTGTCGTGAAAGATCGAAGTCTCTCCAAACATGGTAGAGCTTTTGAATTGGCACGCAGACAGGTGCTCGCCTTTATTGTTGAACACCGTGGCCACAACGCCACCCTCTTTGCCGAATGAGTCGATGCAATCGATGTCAGTCGACGACCAAAACGCACCCATGCTGTGATGAGAATGCCACCACCAAGTGACTGAACCTTGGTCTCGTGTGTCGTAAAGAAACTTTCCGATGGCTTCCGCTGTGATCTCGGTATTCCCGGCAGTCTGAATCGACTGCTTGAGAACTTGAGCGTCGACAACCTTAAAGGTGTTTGTCTTTGGATCGTAATCACACTTGCCAAGTCCGCTGATCTCAAGCCCTTTGGCTAGGATACACCAGTGCAGGACCTTATCGAAAACCGCCCTTGGAATAATTAATTTTGGTTTGTTCATTACGCATCCTCGCTATCTTCATCAGCGCTATTGTTTGAGTCCCATTCATCCCATTCATCTTCGCTCATCCACTCGCCAGTCTCTGTATTGGCGTAGGCAGTGTGCTGTTGATATCCGTTGCGATTCGGAGCCAAATCGCCTTGAGAGAAGTCCACAAGTTCGAAGTTGTAATTAAGCCAGCTTAAGTATTCGATGAACGACCACTCAATCAGCTCTCCTTCGTTTTCTTCATCTTCAAGATTCTTCTCTATCGCTTTGATTTGATTATCGAGCGGCTTGTCGTACTCGTATTTGTATCCTGGCCGAGGTCCGCCATTTGCAGCGAATGGATACTCGTTGCTCCATGGGGATATCTGAGTCCCGATCTTCAAATTCGCGGCGGTGATGCTCGGAGAAGTCATCGGTTGTGTGAAATACAGACCGCCTCTCCATGCCTCTTCGCATTGTTTCTTCTCGTCCATCCCAAAGAACACATCGCCTTCGTGATACGTCGTGAATGCTGGGTGGTGATTGAATCTTACTGACGAGACCAGCGTTGATCTTGCGTCGTAGGTGTCTTTCCATCGAACACAGGCAGACATGAGATCGAAGAGGTTGACCTCTTCCTGAGCTTTCTCGAACTCGCTAGAAAACCCGCCGTAGCAAAAGTACGTTCCGTAATGGAAGTGAGCGTTGCTTGCCGAGACCCACCGATTGACGATGTCCATCCTCGTCACCGTGATTTTGAAATCCATGACGTTTACGTGGAAGATCAGTCGACCAAGGTTGTAGGTGCGGTTGATTTTGTTTGGAATGTCTCGAGCATTGACCAGCGTGTCGGTCTTGCAAATGAAAGAAACGCAGTCGGAAGTGACGCTCCAAAGCTCAAGCGGAAGTTCAGATAGAACTTTCTTAAGCTGCGTCGAGACTGTGTTAACGGATTCCTTTGCTGCAATCTCGGCAACCAACAGTCGTTGCCTGAAATTTCGAAGGTCAGAGACGGCTCCTCTGATGTTCTGGTGAGCGGTGCCTATCGTTCGCTCTCGACTTGCGATGTTGTTCTTTATCTCCCGAACATTCTGACCGTGAACCTCTTTCAGAGGGACCTCGAGCAGTTTTACGAGCGGTTCCGGCAGATTCAAAATCGCGGCGGGCTCAGCATCCTTCCGCTTAAAGAACTCTCGGTTGATGTCACCCTTATCCGTAAGCCATTTGTCCTCGTGTTTAAACACTGACTCAATGTCCCAATGGTCTATAGCTGTGCCGGATAGGTTTGAAAGGCTTACAATGTATCTGAAGGCGCCCTTAACGGCCCCTCTTGTCTGTGTATTTTCGATAGAATCGAAATATGCGAAGTCGTTCGACTTCACGTCGGTCATTTTCAACATATTCACTCCCCAGTGATGATGATTTTATAAAAAACAGGGGCCGTCCCTGGCCACGAGCAAGGCTCAGCCGCCTTTTTTCTTATCAGTGAAGGTCACGTAGTCGTAATCCTTCAGAACGGTTGAATGATCTGCTGTCAGACCATTGACCATTGCCACTCGGTCGCCAGCTCCAAGAGCTGCTGCGATGTCAGCGACGGTATTAACTCCGTCGAAGTCACGAGTCATTCCACCTACTACTTGTCCACGGATCTTGTTAGCCATTAAGGCCTCCCTTTTGTTTGTCCCAGAAACCGCTGGGTCGGTTTGTTTTTGAATAAAATGGCCCGTATCGTGGGCCAGACGGAGCAGCGCGAGAGCACGCTACTCATAATAAAAACGCGGCGTCCCGTACTCATCGAACTGAGGGTCCGTAAGCCTAGGGTGCCGTGGATGCTTTCATTTCTTAGAAACGATGGTGGCCTTATCAGAAAGGACCTGTTCTGAGCATTTCAGAACCTGCCCACCCTGGTTCTTGGCCAAGTGAATGATGGCCTCGACCTTGGTGATTGGGGTCAAGACCCCATTCTCTAGGACATAGAGCTGAGGCTTAGAGTCCTGAGCTGATGCGATTGATACTGCTGAAACAAAGAAAATCACTAATGGAATTAACATCCAATTCTCTCCCGTTAAAGTTTTTACAAGCCCGGCCCGAATCGACCGGCAATCACTCGCTCACGCAATCGCCGTGCCATCGAATCCACCGTGAAAAGTGAACAATTGACACGGCCAAATCGAGTAAACCGTTCACTCGCTGTCATTTGATTTGAAATTTCTCCACGAAATGCGGAGTCGAAACGACACCACGTGGTGACACGGTGACACCGACCGGAGTCGAAACGACACCGAGTCGAAAACGTGAAAACGCGGAGCGGAAACGGTGGACCGTGCGCCCACGCGCGAATACGAAACGAGACTATGAATGAAATTGAGACAATGAGTGAAAACGAGGCGAACTATTACAAACGTCTAGTCCGATGCTGCCACGGCAACCTCACGGCTATGGCAAGTGTCGCCGACGTGTCGAGACAGACGATAGACCGTAACATTTTGAAGCATGATCTAAAAGCATTGGTTAACGAGGCTAGACTTGACGCGGCAATGGCTCGCCATAGGGCCGGGAACAGGCCGCCATTAAGAGCAAGCAATGGGAGTAGTGGTGACGGTGCGGGTATGACTGAAAACGCGGCAGAGGGTCTGCCAAGAGGCTACTCAGATAGAGGCTATGGGTTAGCTTCGAAGTAAGAGAATCGACAAAAGAGCAAAAAAAAGGCCCTAGTCCGAAGACTAAGACCTTAAGCAATCCGGGAGTGATTGGTTTAGACAACCAATATCTCTATTCGATCATGAGATTCAAGACCAGAACGACAAGCCCGACAATAACGGCTGTCATGAAATGAATCACTTCCATGTCTTCTCCTCGATCAAGTCGACCAAGATACCAAAGACGATACCGCCGACGATTAAAAACCCTGAAAACCCAGCCAAGAATACGATTGCTTCAGCAAATTCGCGGTCCATAATCACTCCTCAGATATTAATTTAATTAAAAAAGCGGGCCGACCATGGCCCCATTGTAAAGCTTACGCCTTCAGTGATGCTTTGAATGCTTTAAAGGCCATGTAATCGGCGTAATCTTGATCATCAATCTTCGCCGGTTGGGTGGCCTTAATTGGCGCCTTAATTTCCGCAGGCTTTGCGCCCCTTAGTGCCTTGCCATCCTCGATCATCATAGCTGCGACATCACGAATCGAAGCATCTAGGAATGGTATTAACTCCGCATTCACTGAGACTGAGTTATATGGGAATGCGGTCCTACGAATCATCACCGCTCCGCTTGAGTATAAGACCAAGGAATAGGTCTTAGACATTTCAACTGTCGTCAACGCATTGGACTTAGTAGCCTGTTTCATCTTTCTCTCTCTTTCCTCGCAATGAGCGAGTGATTAAATTTAGAGCATTTACGCTTATCGTCGCTGCTCGGATTCAATACCTTCCAAAGCCCGTGCCGAGCTCAGATCGAATTAAATGAGCAATGAAGCTGAAAACGCGGCAGAGATTGTAAAAATTCTTTCAATACCGGATAGGTCTTACAAAGACTGTAATGAATCGAAGCATTCAATGAATCCCCTCAATAGGTCTATACGCTGAAAACGCGGCAAGGGACCCGCATTCTCAAAAGATCCTAGGGACACTCAATAGACTATCTCCTAAGACTCAATAGATATGAGGGACGCATTCAATTATAGGCTTGAGGTATTGATACCAAGCAATATCACATACTTAGCGTCTAACAGCCTAGTGGCCTGCAATACTTGTAGTGTAGGCTGGTAGGGGTTTACCAAACCCACCCATCAAACCTGAAAGCCTTAAAAGGCAAAGAAACAGGCCAGTGTAGAAAAATAATAAGCTACGCGTGCGCACGATGGTTCCTCAGATCGAATACAGTTGGTATTGACAGAGATTAATTGTTCAGTAATTCTTCGTCTTGAGGTTCGGATATAATCCCGGGGATTTGCCACACTTCTTTCCTGGTTGTTCGTTTAATTGGAGATGGCGTTGAGGAGACAGACGTATAAGGAGCCTCAAATCGAGACAATACTGAACTTATACAAGAGAGGTAAGTCTATGCGCCAGATAGCCTCTATATTCGATCTGAGCTATAGAACGGTCCATTATCACTTAAAGAGTCGCGGAGTGGCGGTAAGACGTCGCGGGCGCGGGAAGAAAGGTATATGTGAAGCCGCCAAAGAGAGCCCTTAGGCCATCAGAGCTTCCGAAAGAAGAGAAGGAACAATGGGCCGAGTGGGAAGAAGAAAAGCCCCAAGACCTAGCCGACGTGCGTCGAGCGGTGAAGACACACAGGAACCTCTCCCTTCTTGAGCTAGCGCGTCAGAAGATGAGGGAGCGGCTCAACGAGGACAGGTGTCCGGTTGAGTTACAGGTGATCGACATCGCCCATGCCCGTTCTGCGGAAGTCCTGGCCTTTTGTTTATCTCATCTCGGGGCCGGGGGGACGTGGTCTGCCCTTCGTCACAAACTTGGTCTTGGTCCTTCTGACGTTCGCTGGAGATTGATTCGTGAGCGGGCGGTGGAAGGACTCCTTCCGGTTGATGAGGATGCGGCCATTAAGGCAGTGGGTTCCCAAAGGACCTTCTTAGTTCAAAAGCTTGAAGAGATGCTTGAGAAACTAGAAGGCCGGATGGAACTGTTCTCGATTAAACAGGGCATCAGCTCCATCGATAAGGACTACTGGAAGGTTAAGACCGAGATCATGAAGCTTCTCTTGGAAGAGAACTCAAAGAACCTCACTGACCACCTGGAAATGAAGAAGGCCAAGGCTGCTGATAAACATAACTCAGGTGCGTCAATCATTGTTCAGAACGCGTACTACATCCCCCGCCCCGGGGATTCTAGGGAGCGCATCGTTGACGTCGTTCCGCTTATCAATGAACTCTCAGAGGAAACCAGAAAGATAGAGGCCCTGCTTGCTGATTCAACGGAATTACAAACCGACCAAAAAGGCTCTTGAGTTCCACGCCTCTACCGCCAGGTTCATCGTCCTCGTCGGAGGACAGGGGTCTGGGAAGTCGCGTGCCCTAATTGAAGAGCTGATCCAGTCCGGTATCGACTATCCCAGGTACCCGGTTGCGGTTTATCGAAAGACCCTTCCAGCCCTTCGCGACTCAACGCTTCACGAATATCGGATGATGGTTCCCGAAGGCATCGGACGGATGAACGAATCCGTTCTTTCCTACACCTTCAATAACGGCTCCTTCATCAACTTCCGTGGCCTCGATGACCCGAACAAAGCCAAGTCCACGAACTACGCCACAATCGTCATGGAAGAGGCCGACGAATTCACATACGAGGACTTTAACTTTTTAAACGGTCGTATCCGAGCTGAAGGGAACTGGCCGCTTCGCATCATTCTTCTCTTGAACCCGGTTGATGAAACCCACTGGATATATAAGACCTTCGTCACAAACTTCGACGCGATGGATAAAGCCGGTCGGGTGGTGAATGGAGACTCTGGTCCTGGCTGTCTCGTTATCCATTTCTCGACCTACGACAACGCTGATAACTTACCTGCCGGATACATCGAATCCGTCTGTGCCGGTCTTACTCCTGACGAGATCGACCGCTACATCCATGGAAAATGGGGCTCAATCATCAAGGGCTCACCGGTGTACGGGAAGCTCTTGAACCCGCTTCTTCACCTTCGCTCAGTGAATTTTGATTCCTCAATGCGCGTCGTTCGAGGGTGGGACTTTGGATTCAATAGGCCAGGCTGCGTTTGGAGGATCATCGATCCGCTGGGAAGAAAGAACATCAACTGCGAACTCCTCGGTGAGAAAGAGAACCTCGAGGTGTTTGCCCGTCGCGTTATGGAGACGACTGTCCATAGGTATGGGAAGGTCCAGTGTTTGGATTACTGCGACCCCAGGGGTCACGACAAAAAGGATTCCGGCCAGAGTTCTGTCGACATCCTTCGAGACCTAGGAATTTGGGCCGAAGGTGAGCGCGGAGTCAGGGATTACGTCGAGCCCGGTATTGCAATCGTGAGAAAAGAGCTTTCTACTTTGATTGACGGAGTTCCTGAACTTACGGTTGATCCACGATGCACAATCATGCGTTCCGCCTACTTCGGGAAATACGTGAGAGACGAGGATGGGAATCCAAAGAAAGATGGCTTCTATGACCATTTGGCCGACTGTGACAGGTACATCGCCTACAATCACAAGTCGAACTCGGTCGTAAAAGACATCATCATCGCGAGGAAGAACCGGCACAAGCCCACTCGCAACAGATATACGGGGTACTGATGCAGGCACCAAACTTCGCCAAAGATAAAGTCTTCGCCGAACAGATGATGACCAAGATGGTTTCGATCTGGCAGAACTCAAAAGCAAACCGCGAAGAGCGCGAGCGAAGATGGATGGACGCCTATCTCGCTTGGTCGTCAAATCCGGCAGAAGTTCAAGACGGCAGAAACTACAAAGGCCGAGCCAACATCCGAGTTCCGCAGCTCCGAAAAGAAATTGAAACAATGACCCGTCGCCTGGTGAAGGGACTCTTCCAAGAGGACTATCTAAAGGCGATCCCAAACGGCCTTGAGAACGAGAAGTCGGCCCAAGTGAACGCGATGATCGTTCGCCACTTCTTCGACAACAAGATGAATCTTAAACAATCTGTCATGCCGTGGGTGAAGCAGTGTGTGACTTTGGGCACAAGCCCGATGCGTCTTTACTGGAGAAAGGAAACGAACAAGCAGATCTTTAAAAAGCGCTTCTTCGAGACCGACGACCAGGGAATCTTGGTTCCAAAGATGCGGACCGTTTATGAAGACGTGGTCCTGTACGACGCCCCATGTGCTGAAACTTGCGACATGTTTCAAACCTGGGTTTACCCCGACACGGCGGCGAACCCCTCCCAGATCCAGGCCGTCTTCTTTCGTCAACAGGTCGACCTTGATTACCTCAAAAAGAAGGCAGCCGAGGGCTGCTACATTCTTCCTGAAGACATCGAGAACCTCGGTCGCGAGACTACGATGGAGTTTGATAAAACCCAGGAGCGCCTTCAGGAGTTCGGAGCAACGGGATTCCGGCCAGCACTTCCTGGCCAAAAGCTCTACACGATCCTTGAATGCTGGGCGAAGATCATCATCCCAGGACGAAAAGAACCAATCGCGGCCATCGTTGAGATCCTTGATGAGACGTACTGCATAAGGATTCAGCAGAACCCGTACTGGTTCCAGGCTCCCCCTTTCTCTTTCGGTCGGTACGTTCTGCCGTTTCCTGGTGATTTCTACGGTCGAGGACTCCCAGAGGTCCTGCTTCCGATGCAGTTCCAGCTCGATGACGTCATGAACCAGATGATGGACTCGGTCACGATGACCCTAAACCCACTGACGATTGTGGACCCGGCAGCGGCTCCGAACGCCGACTCGTTTGAGGTTGAGCCGGGTGGTATCTGGTGGGCATCGCCAGACTCCGTGAAGCAGTTCACGTTCCCGGATTTGACAGACGTCGGCATCAAAAACGCGTCCATGCTTAAGGGTATGATCTCTGAGCTTTCTGATAACCAGCCACAGATCCCAGACCCGATTGCAGGAAAAGCAAGAAGCACTGGTCAGGCGGAGCTTGCTATCGGCGAATGGCAAACCGACCTCTTTAACTTCATCGAGCAGCTTTCAAATGAGGCACTGAACCCGTTCGCGGCAATGACCCACGCCCTGATTCAGCAGAACATCTCCGATGATTCGGTCATTCGGATCACCGGGAAGCTTGCAAACGAGTACATCTTTAAAGTCGTGACTCCTGACGACATCAACGGGAACTACGACTTCAAGTGGGTTGGCTCGATCCAGGTCGAGGCTCAGTCGGTAAAGACTCAGCAAATGCTCCAGCTCCTGAAGATCCTTCCGATGATTCCTCCTGGTGCAGGGGTGAACATGAACTGGCAGAACTTCATCATTCGCGTCATGAAAGACGGGTTCCAGATGAAGAACGTCGAAGAGGTTGTCGAAACAGACCGAATGAAGGCCACTGTTCCGCCGCTCATTGAGAACAAGATTCTTCTCATGAATGGTGAGATCGAAGTCAGGTATTCGGATAACGACGACATCCACATCAACTTCCATAAACAACTTCTTGAAAGCAAGGATGCGCTTGTCAGGGCCAAAGTCTCGGCTCATATTGCTGAGCACGAGGTTCAGAAGCAGAAGAAAGCGGAAGAACTGATGATGCAGCAGATGCAGCAGCAGATGATGATGGCTCAACAGGTCCAAGGACGAGGACCCAAGAATCCTAATGGAAACCAGGGCCAGTTGTCAGAGGCAACGAGCCCTGATGATCTCCAAAGAGGCATGAGGGGTTGACAGTGAAGAAAGTAGAGATCCACACTGAAGCAGGTGTAATGAATCTGGTAATGGATGAAGAACTGAAAAGCGCCCTGCTTTCCTTGGTTAACCATCCTGGCTGGAAGCGCTACTCCCTCATGTTACAATCCCAGAGCGACCAACTGCTCAAGGGATTGTTCCATGTAAAACCTGAAGATTACGCAAAACGAATCGGTGAAGCTAAAGGCTTATCCTTGTCTGTGAGCTTTCTCAGCTCATTGATTCGTCAGATTGAAATAAAACAGGACAAGCTCGTTGCTGCGGAATCGAAAAAGCAGTCGGTGCCCACATCGTAAGTTGGGTTTGAGGAGATAGAAATGACAGTACCGGATCACCGTTTGGATGAGATTATGCAAAAGCTCCGCACATTCGAGAGCGAGAATGCTAGGCTTCGTGGAACTGTGGATGCGCTTATGCAGCGTCCTCAGCAAATGCAGCAAGAGCAGGCGCCAGAAGAGAGCCCGTTTCAGCCTGAGGTTGAGCGAGCGCTTCAAGTGCGTTTCGAGCGCGAGATGGCGAAGCGATTTGCACCTATCGAACAACAAACCAAACAGGCGATTGGAGCTTTAGCGGATCAGAATGACGCTCTTAAGTTCTCACTTCGTTATGGGCAAGATGTCTATGAGAAGTACCAGGACAAGATCGAGCGTGTTCGCGAAGAGCGTTCGCGGACTGGCCAGTGGGTTTCGCGTGAAGACGCGTACCGCCTCGTCTTCTTTGACGAGAACGGTAAAAAGCCTGCTGTCAATCCACAAACAGCTCAGCCAGCAGCACCACAAGCACCTGCTGTAGATCCCTATACTGGTTTTATGAGGGAGTCGGCAGCGCCAGAAACTCAGGCACAACAGAGCCCAGCGGCTGTACCGTTTCAGCCACAAGCTCAGCAGCCACAGGTTGCAGCGCCTGCGCAAACAGCCCTGCCACAGCTCCCGCCACAAACCGTAGTTCCACCGGCTGCTGCCCAAACCCAAACACAAACACAGGTTCCATCGAAGCTGGATGTCGACATGACAGCAGACCAGCTTAGCGCATGGGCCGGAAAATACGCGGACATCCCACTATAGGGTTCCGCAAAAAAGGATGAAAAATGGCAGCTCAAACATTTAGCAACTTTTCGGCAGACGCTCAGACGTATATCGCCGCGCAAACGCTTATGCGTATCAAGCGCGACGTTATCGTCTACGGCCTCGGCAAGAAAGAAAAGCTCCCGAACCGTTTCTCGAAGACGTTCCAGTTCACTCGTTACGAGAAACTGAACCTCCCAAAGGTTGCCCTCACTGAGGGAACAACTCCGAGCACGAATGCGTCGATCACGATCTCTACCGTTCAGGCGGTCATGGATCAGTGGGGCGATTTCGTCAACATCTCGGATGTTGCTGACCTCACCGTGAAGCACCCTGTGATGGAGCAAGCGATTCAGCTTCTCTCGGAGCAGGCGTCGGAAACAATTGACCGCGAGGTCATCAAGGTTCTCCTTGCTAACACGTCTGTGTACTACCCAGGCGCTGTCAGCTCGCGCGGCGGCCTTGCGTCGAACTCGTACTTCGACACAGACACAGCTCGTAAGACTATCGCTGCCCTCCGTGGTCGCGGTGCTCAGCCTTACGAGGGTCGCCTGTTCATGGGTCTCATCGATCCCTACGTCGAGATGGATCTGTCGAAAGACAGCACCTTCCAGACGGCAGCATCGTACTCAAACATTCTGGTTCTCCAGAATGGTGAGGCCGGTCGCTGGATGGGCGTTCGTTGGGTGACATCGAACTTGCTCCCTGTTCTTGAGCGCCTTGCGTCGGTAACAACTGCATCTTCTGTGGCATCTGGCGGTTCGCTTGCGAACTCGACCACTTACTACATGAAGGTAACTGCGGTTGATAACGCCATCGGCTTCGAGACAGCGGTGACTGTTGAGCAGACCCAGGCAACTGGTGCTGGTGATGAGGCGATTGCGATCACAATGCCTGCGACTTCTGGCTACACGTACAACGTGTACTTCGGAGCATCGACTGGCGTTCTGTACAAAGTTGCGTCGCTCCAAGACCCGTCGGCAGTTGTGACTGTTCTTGCGGTTCCGACTTCTGGCGACACTCCTCCGGCAACTCCGGCGGCTGGTGTCAAGGTCCACTTCTCGTGGGTTCTTGGCAAAGAGGCCTTCGCAGTTCCTGAGCTGATGTCTCTCCAGACGTTCATGACTCCGCGTGGCGCGTCAGACTCTGATCCGCTCAGCCAGCGTCGTAAGGCTTCGTGGAAGGTGATGTTCAAATCCGTCATCTGTAACGAGAACTTCCTCGCACGCATCGAGTCGGCTTCTGCGTTCTACGCTTAATCCTTGAAAACAGGATTTTTGTAAGTAACTTTGTATGGGGATCGAAAGGTCCCCATATTTATTTTGGAGGAATGATGGCTAAGAAATCTGTTCTCGAAGCTCAGGAAGAAGTGATGGGCGAAGCCCCAGTAGTTGAAAAGAAGAAGCATGACAACTCTGCCGACATCGTTGAGGTCAATTGCTTTTGTCCAATCACGATCAATGGCAAAGAGCATTTCGGCATGGTGAAGGTAACTCGCCTTGAGGCCGAGTCGATCCTTGAGATGTTGTCTAAAAAAAAAGCGACTGATGCACGAATCCATATCGGTAAAGAATTCGAGCGTACTAAAGTAGACGGTCAGCTCGTCATCCGTGACGCGCACACAAAGCAGCGAGTGGAGGCATAATGTTCGACAACGAGATTCTTTTCCCTGAGCGAGCGAAGTTTTACGGCAAAGGTCCAGCGGACTGCGCCTGGCCAAAGAGCCAGCCAGTGACTGCGATCACCATTTCTCGTCCAACAAACCATGATGGCGAAGCGATGCAGATCACGGTTCCTGTTTTCGCGGAAGATACGCATGAGGACCTCCGTATGCGTTTCCATGTCCTTTCGCAAATCGGCGACAAGCGCATGAACGAGAACAACCAGGCCCTCCTTAAGTCCGAAGAACTCCTCAAGGAGCTGAAGATGAAGAAGGAGCTTGAAGCGAAAGCGCACAGTGCTACTCTGGTGGCTATGAAAAAAGCGGCAAAGTCTGGAGACATGGCCGCAGTTCATGCTATCGCCGGAGGAAATCATGACAAGACTCCAGATCATTCAGGAAGCGCTCAACCTAGCTAACCGAACGGATCTTTTGTCAGAAGCCCGCTTGTGGCTGAATATGTTCTTAGACGGCCAGTACCGAAACCAGGACTGGCCGTTTGCTATGAAGACCGTATCTCTTCCTGTCACCCAGGGCGCGACGATCCCGACTGATTACCTTCGCGTTCGGTCTGCCGACATCATCAATGGATCGAATCGCCTTCCAGTTCTGTTCCTTACGCCTGAGCAGTATGATTTTGATAGGCAGTCTTCGATCAATCCGTCGATCCCTCGCAAGGTTTTCGTCGACCAATACGAGCGCACGTTCAACTGGGTTCCGGCCCCGAGCGAAGTCTTCACCATGGAGCTTCGCTACTACTTCATGCCGGTACTTCCTGACCCGTACACGCCAATTGGCGACAGCGAGACGCCGCTATGGGCGGTTGATGACGACATCCTGATCCAGGCAGTTTATGTGAAGGCGCTTCAGTTCGATGATGACGCTCGTTTTGATAAAGAGAGCGCTCGCCTCGACGACATGATTAAAAAAGCGAAGATCAACAGCCCAGACTTCAGGGCCTCGACGAACAGAATCAAGCTTGGTAAAAGTTTCCGCCGGAGGCTGTAGATGATTGAATCTGAAATCCCGGTAAAGATCGTCGACGTTCAGGGTGTATCAAACCAGACGCTGGCAGAGGATCTTCCTGACCAATATTGCAGTTCCTTACAGAATCTGTACGAGCGCGTACTGGGCGAGCTTCACCGAAAAGGCGGGACCTCGCAGATCACTACCACGTTTCCAACGCAGTCGGCAGTCAGCTCTGTTGCTGGCATAGACAATGCCATGATCCTGAGAAAGAAGTTCGGGAACAAGATCCACGTCCAGGCGGTTCACACAAACCAGACCAATGCCGACATGAACCCGGCGACGTATGTGAATCTCGCGACACCATCTTTCATTACGGCCACTGGTGGAAACTGGGGTACGGCCATCGGGTCTCCGGCGAACACGCGCCTTGATTCGAATGGCTACTGTCAGCTTCAATATGTTGGATTTGGAACAAACTTTACGGTTGAGACGGCAGTAACGCGAGGCGCAAACAACACACTTAGGATCACTGTTCCGGCCAATATCGACAGCCGCATTCTTGGAATCAACGTCTATGTCTCGGTTGAGGTTTGGACTGGCACACCTACCGAGCAGACGGCTTGGGTTGGATACATCGACCTCAATGCCAGCGGAACTCGCGGAACGACGTACGACTTTACCCAGGCCCCGATCACAAACTACGGGAACCCAGGCGTCACTGGCGTCATGTTTGGCGCTCCGACGAAACCGAATTTCACGGTTGAGGGATACACCGGAGGATCTCTCACACCCGGAAAGACGTACTACGTTTCTGTTTTGGAACAATACTTCTCGAGCGGATCAGGGGCTACAACCAGGGCCTCCGTATTCCGCGCTCGCGAATCTACGCCCCAGAGCGTGACACTGAGACCTGGAGAGACGTCGATCCGTGTGACCCCTGCCGCATCCCCTCCTGGAGACTCGGCTTGCTACTGCATCGCCGTCGGTGAACACCCTCAGCTCATGCAGCCGATCTTCATCACGAACGTCTTTGCTACGCCGTCTGATTCGAATTTCATCTACTCGCTCCCGCTGGCCAGCCCAAACTTGTGCGGCATCACTCCGTATGACGCAACGTATAGCGACTACATCTGGCGCTACTGCGACTGCTCGCAGACGGACATGTTCTTCCGCTATTCGGCGGCGGCCGCAAACGGGACGCTACCGATTTACGTTTCTCGTACAACGATCGTGAACAAGGCTGTGTACGAGACTGCGACCGACTTCATGAACCGAGTTGCGACAGTCGAGAACACATTCTCAAGCATCGTCTTCCGGACGGTGGATATGTCGAGCGGGTCCAGATACTGCTTCCAGCAGCTTGGTGACGTCGCTTACATCACAAACAACGCGTCGGAGATACAGGGCGTAACCCCTGGAAGTCTCAGCGATCCTTTTGAACTGTACCGAGGAATTTACCTCATCACCGATGGGACGATTTGCGGCCAGGTGGTGTTTGATTTCGGGACCACTGCGCCTCCGAAGTGCAACTTCATCACCGCATTTCAGGAATCGATCATACTTGGCGGTGGTCCGTCGGAGTCAGAGGCGTACAGCAATATCTACTGTTCAAACGCCTACAACCCAGCGAACTTCTCTGACTCTGGCTCAGGTGCAAATCTCGCGTTTATCGGTCTCGAGACGGCTGGCGAGCCGGTAATGGGTATGGGCATCTTCTCGATCACAACAGCGGATAGCGGCATCAACACGCAGCTCATCGTTGGCTCAAGAACGAAGCTCTTTAAGCTAAACTCGATCCCTGCCGCTGCTGATTTCGGGTCGGCGTACCTAGATCAGCTTTCGAATAAGGTTGGTCTCGCTTCGCACTGGACCCTGGTGAACACCGAGATTGGAACAATCCTGACCGGACTCGACGACGTGTATCTCATCCGAGACTCTGGCGAACCGACTCCGATCGGGCAGGACATCTCTGGATTCATCAACCCAGTAAACAAGACTCTTGGGATCGACACGTCGCACTGGAACGCAGTGTATCACGATGGCCACTACAAGCTTGCATACTCGGTACCGGGCGCCGCAGCTCCGACAAAAGAGGTCTGGCTAAACCTAAGGAAGATGAAAGCCAATAAAGGGAAGCCAAGCTGGTATGGACCGCACATCGGACGGACAATCAGCTACTCAATCGTCGACGAGGTGCTGGCTCAGGGTGACGTCGAGAAGCGTATCATCATCAATGTTGACGCAGATCGTAATGATTATGCGGATAGCGCTGCATATTCGACTGATCTTGGGTCTACCATCCAGACCGTGTTTGAGAAAGAGATCGTCGGCGATGGCGGCCAGTTTGCGAACAAGAAGCTGGTCCGTTTTCAAATTCGCGGGAGGGTGACTGACCAGGTGAACGCCCTAGTTAAGACGTATGCCGACGGAGTCTTAATCTGGACTCAGTTTGCACCGCTGATCCCAAAGACCGCCATGTCAGACATCATCGCCCAAGTGACTCAGGTATTCCCGTTCATCCCGACCGGCAGGGTTCGTGGTCGAATCATCAAGCTAAGGCTTGAAATTGATACACAGGAGGGGTTTGGTATTAGCGGCCTTCTCCTTGGAGTGCGGGCTGAACGACGGAGGATTTGAATGAAGACAAAGCTAGGCGGACTTCGTGTGGTCCGCGCCAAACCGAGCAACATCTTGGACTGTTACGATATTTACAAGCGCGCGTGGAAAGAAGGGTCGATCCTTCCTGCCTTAAGCGAAACTCAGCAGAAAGACTACTACTGGACCCTGCTCAACGAACTCGCCGACCCAGCGCATGTGGTCATTCTCCTTCAGCGCGGGGCGAAGTTTTACGGAATGATCCACGCAATCGTTCTCCCGGTACCGCTTGGCCACAAGTCATCGATGGTCGTGAAAATGATCTACGTTCTGGACTCCAAAAGAAAACGCGGCGGTGGCAAACTTCTCATTGATGAGCTTGTGTTCCTGTCCGGTCGATTCGACATCAAGAAGTTCGAGTTCATGTGTAAGGATGAAATGGTTGAATACTGGGGAAAGAAGCGAAAAGCTGTGAAGGTCGCGAACTACATGACGCTTGAGGTGTAATGTGAGCGCATTCGGTTACGGTTCAGCATACTCATTCAAAACTGGTGACTATAACCCTGGGTTTACTCAGGGAATGGGTCAGGACCCGCGCCAAATCGTAGCCAAATCTGGAATCGACTCGATGAAAAGCGGCCTTCCGTCAGGACAGTCAGCCGCTCCGGTAGGTTCTGGTGCTGATCCTTACGGAATCAACTTCAATCCTCAAATATCAAGCGATCCAGGTGGAGTTCAGGCGAACCAAAACGTACAGAACATGCTTGATCCGAACTACCTCAACATCAGCCCGGCTGGACAGCTTGCCTATTCAGCAATGCCAGGAGCTGGTTTCCAATTCGACAACTCGCAATACGCCGCTGGGAATCTTGGGAATATCTACCAGGGTGCATTCAACCAGTTGGCGTTTGAGTCGCAAGGAAGCAGGCAGCCTGGTGTCTACGAAGGATACCAGCAGAATCTTAAGAATAAGTATCAGCAGTGGCTCGATCAGATGCTTCGCGGTGGATCTTTTGGTCTCACTGGCGGCGGCCTGAGCTATGGACAAGGAGGCTAAATGGACCCAATCACAGCAGCAATGTTAGGCGCGGCGGCACCATCTGTGGTGTCGATGTTTATGCCTCAGAACAACGCTCCGTCTGGCCCAGATTACTCTGCAGCCATGGCCTACATGAACAGCCCAGAGATGCTGGCTTATCGAAACTCAATGCTTCGATCTGCTTACGATCCTCAGTCAGACATCTACCAGCAGGCGTCGAACCAGGCCCTCGCTCAGTCAAATCGAATCGCGGCATCGCGAGGTCTTGGGACTTCTGGGGCAGGGATTGGCTTTGCGCAGAACGCGCAGAACGATCTTGCGAAGAAATTCCAAGAGGGTGAGTTTCAGCGTCGTCTTCAGGCTTACCAGGCAGCGATCAGCGGCGGAACATCTCAAGGCAACATGATGATGAATATGGCCGACAAGAACTATGCCGCTCAAATGGGCAACTACAACCGAGAGATGGAAGGACAAGCTGGGTTGATTGGCGGAATCGGCGCTCTGACGAATGCCGGAATTTCCGCATACAACTACCAGCAGAACCAGAACCGCTCAAACGACTACATGAGTGGGTTTGCCGCAAGATCTCCTGGATACGGCGGAGGACAGCCAGCCGGAATGGTCTATAACGCACCTATCTCTGGTGGAAACTATAACTACGGGGGCTACTAATGGACCCTAAGCTTTTGGGACTTGCTCTCGCAAACGCGCAGGGCGGCGTTGATTCTTTCATGCGCGGGCAAGATCTTGCGATGAAGCAGGCCGAAGCTGAGCGCGTTGCGCAGGGCCAGATGATGGATTTGGCTTTGAAGAATGCTGGCCTCGAAGATCGCCAGGCAATGCTTGGGCTCGAGATGATGAAAGCAATCCCTGTTCGAAATGAGCCACGGATTGGGCAGGCGCTCGCCCTCGCTGTTGATCCATTCAGCCGTATTGCTCCAATCCAAGCTCCAGGTCCAGTCGACACTCGGTCAGCCGACGCATTCATCCAGATGGCTACTGGAAAACGACCGGACATCAACCTGAACATCCCATCGATTGGCGTTGGCGCAAACATGATCGGGTCGGCGATGAAGTCAGGGGAGATGAAGCCGGCACAGAAGCCGCTCTCTCGCGAAGAAACCCAGGCGCAGTCTATCGAAAAGCTTCGTGGATCAGGAGGACGCGCACCACAGTCGGTCGAATCAATCGTACAGCCACTTGAGGGAACAACTTCTCCGTACCAGAACAGTGCCGTAGGTCCTGACGGAGTCACCAATCTTCAGCCAGAGACCATTGTTGCTGATCCGAATGCGGAGCAGGCGCTCAACTTCGTTTCCGGTGAGTTCAAAGGATCTCCATACAGCGCTCTTCGCAACCCAGAGATGCGCCGAATGATGTTTGATTCAATGGTTCGCACAGGGTCAATCCCAGGTCTTGGCATTCAAACTGGCGACACCATGAAGGCTCTCGGAGAGCTTGAGCAAACTCAGTTTTTGGCCGCAAAACAGGCTGCTCAAATGAACCAGAAGTCGCAAGAGACATCTGCTGAGATGGAGATGAAGAAGGCTCAGATGCAGATCGAGACGCTTCAACGTGCGGCAGATCTTGCTGCAAAAGCTGGCGCATCGAATGCGGAGAACCAGCTCAAGGCTCAGATCGCACAACAACAGGCGATGGTCGACATCTTGAAGGCATCGATGATGGCGAATCGTCCGCGCTCAGCAGGAGCTGGAAAAGAAGATCCGAACAAGAAGAATTATCGCGATCAGTTGATGCGGTTTCAGGACAAATACGACCGACTCCAGGCTGACGTCGTGAAGAACTTCCGCTTCATGACACCAGAGAACGTCTCTCGAATAGTGAGAATGAATCCTGGCCAATACGGTCCGACGATCGAAGAGGCAAAGCGCCTGTACGATCTTGGATCGAAATGGCCGGATGTTCGTCAAAACTTCGAAGGGTTCGGCAACATCATCACGAGTGGCGGCGGACAGCAGCAACAGTCTGGCGGAGCGAAAAACCGCGCAGCAGAACTTCTAAAGGCCCGTGGAGGTAAGTAATGGAAGAACTTTCAGATGCAGAGCTGAACGCTCTGTCTGACGAAGGTCTTCAGAAGATTGCAAACGGCGGGACTCTTGAGGATCTCGGCGATAGCGACCTGAAGGCAATCGCTGACATGCAGCCAGAAGATCCAAATCAGCCTAGCTGGTTTCAAGAGAACATCGCTCGACCAATTGTCGACAAAGCGGCAGACATCTACGGCTCATTGTCGTCACTGTCGTCCGACAACATTCGTACCGAGGCGATGAATCAGCTCCTAAAAGAAGGAAGCGCCACGCCTGAAGAGGTTCGCTCGGGAAAGGTGGAGCCTGGCATTGGCAACAAGATGGCCGCCGCGTCTGAGATGTTTCTTCAGAACGCATTTGACGTCCTTCGCGTGAAAGAGGGCGACGCAAAAACGCGCCGAACAGGTGATGTAAATCCACAGATCCTTGCCGACATGCAGGCAATGGACGTCATGGATAAGTCTCTTGCTGAAATGAACGTGGCCGCGATGGTGAAAGGCAAGGCCTTCACCTGGGGCGAAGGAAACGCCGGAGTGCTTGAGAAACTCGGCGACACTGTTTCGGCTCCGGAACAGTTTGTCGCAAGAGCAAGCCTTGGCGCATTGTCTGGCATTGGAGCGATCCCACGAAAAGACGCGATCGAGCTTCTTTCTCAGACACAGCTTCATGGATCAGACCTCGTTGACTACTTCTGGATTCCAGAAACGGCAGCAGGAAAGATCGGTCGAGGTGTGATGGGCTTTGCTGCTGATGTGGCGATGGACCCATTGTCGTATCTGACATTCGGCGCAGGTCCAGTGATGAAGAACATCTTCAAAGAAGGCACGGTAAAGATGGGGAACCGTGTCATCACTGACCCAAAGCTCTTGGCAAGGGCTGAGCGTCAAGCTCTTCTTGCGCAGAACGACATCGTAAGGCTTGTGCGCGAACCTGGACGAATCCAGAATCTTGAGGTTGCTGACGAGGCGATGAATACGCTGTCGAAGGCCGTGTCTGAGCGTGGGCTTCAGGGTCTTGACGGAGAAATTGTTGATCGATTTTCGCGCGTCGACCCAGCTCTTGGTGAACAGGTTTCGTCGGTGATCCGATCTCGTCAGGCAGAGAAGGGTCTCGTAAGATCTCTTGCCGATAAAGAGATGAGTCTCAATTTTGGATTCAGGCTTCCGCTCACAAACATCGCCATCGAACAGCAGGTCCCGCTCTTTGGGCAGGGAACCCGCTGGGCGGCAGAAGGTGCGTTGGGTGTGAAGGATTGGGCTTTCAGCAGCGCAAACCGTGTTGCCGGAAGTGTTCTTGCAAAATCAGAAGGTCTCCAAACTGCTGCCCAGATTGGCGCAGACATTGGCGACGCGCTATCAAGCGGATACCAGGCGATGAAGACGTTCACCACGCGTCCGCTGTGGGATTCGTCGTCAAACAAGTACATCAACAAAAAGGCTGGTAACTCGAACTGGGCTCTTCGCCAGATGGATGAGTCTGTAAAAGAAGTAGGCAATGATCCTGAGACATCTGACCTCATGGTCAAGTGGCTCAATCAAATGCCGACTCAAGATGATGCAACGCTTTTGGCGAAGTACGGCCCCGCCGAGCTTCGCGCAGAAGTGACGCCTGGATACTTGCCACTTGGAGTAAAAAAGCAGGCGACAGAGCTATCGCAAACTCGCCAGCTTGCTGACCAGACAATGGCCCAGCTTGAGATGAAGAATCCGAAGGCTGCGCAGCGTGTTCGATTGATTCGCGAGCAGTTCAATTCTCGCGTAGCGGAGATGGAAAAACGCGGAATCCCGTTCAATGTTCTAAACCCATTCGACGAAACGATCCCAGTGAACGAGCGGGCGATGGGATATTTCCCTCACATCCTGAACCCTGACTACATCGATGATGCAGGAAAGCCGAAATACTCTTCGGCCATGACTGCATGGGAAGATCATCAGGCGGAGATGGGACTAATCGACCGCACTCAGGTTGGTCGTGCTGATCGCAGGAGCACACACACGATCATCGACTCAGTGAAGAAAGCATCTGGCCTCGATAAGCCAATCTTCATCACAGATCCGATCTCGGCTTCGTATTCTCGGATCGAAGACATGGACAACATCATCGCGCAGCACGATCTCTTTCAGGAGATCTGGCCGCTGGCTGTAATCAAAAGGCCTGGCGGAAAGCTTGGAGCGATGTCTGAGGAGTACGATGGTCCAGCGTTCAAGGCGCTAAAAGCTTCGTACATCGACGAAGATCCATGGCGTGGATTCGTCAAAATGGACTGGAAAGATTACGCTTCTCCGGTGTTCAAGAAGTCTGGTGGCGGAGCGACGATGGGCTCCGGACTCATTGGAAAGAGCCTGACATCTGATCTTCAGGCGAAAGAGTACATTCAGTTCAAGTCGTTCCTTCCTCCACAATACAAGACTGCGATCGAGAGCGGCGCTACCATTTATTTCCCGGAAGACGTTGCAACGAGAATCAACTACGTCATGCAGCGAGAAAAGGGTGGGATTGCCCGCCAGGCAATTGATGCCTACGGGTACTGGTTCAGGAACTCCGCTCTGTTCGGCCCTGGATACCAGGGCATGAACGCCTTTGGAAACTTGACGACGCACATGACTGCGCGTGGAGACCTGGCCCAGATCCCTCGTGCTTCAAAGTTCCTGTTCGACGCAAGAAACAACTCGGCCAAGGTCCGTGGGTCGACGTACACCTTTGGGAAGGGCGCTCAGCAAATCTCGATTGGCGGCGAAGAGCTTTACAATACGATGGCTGATATCGGAATTCTCGGCGGTTCGCACACGAATGAGGCAGACGTCATCAGTGACATCTGGGATCAGGTGGCCACGACCAAATCGACACGAGATAAGCTTAAATACAGGGCAAAAACTCTGACAGACAAAGTCACTTTGTTTAAGTTTAACCGCCATCTCGCTGAACAGAACGACAACATCTTCCGCAGCGGCCTCTTTTTCGACTCTCTCGAGAAAGGATACTCTCTCGAAGGAGCAAAAGAGCGGGTCGGGATGTACTTCTACGATTTCCGCGACATGCCGAAGGGCCAGCGAGCGGTATCGAAGGCAATCCCGTTTTCTTCTTTCTCGATGAAGACGCTCGAGAGCGTTGCCGGACGCGCTGCGAAGCTTGATCTGACTCCGATCACGCTTCCGCATTACGTGAACCAGATTCTTGATGGCGCATTCGTCGATTCATACGAGGAGCGGCAGGCGTTAAAGACGACTCTCCCTCCGTATGCTGACCACTACGTAATCGGCGACGCACTTCCAGGCGGAAGGCAGCTTCTTGCGGAGGCTCCGTTCGTCGTAAACTCAGTGAAGTCGTTCCTGAATCCTCTCGACAACGTGCACCCTCTTATCCAGGCGCTGGCGATGGCGACTACAGCTTCGTCACAGGCCGACGCTCCGCAGGACCCTGAGTTCGAGGCAGCCAGACTTGATTCGGAAACGTACAAATCGAAATGGGATTCGTTCCTTGGCGATCAGCTTCGGCAGTTGATCCCGCCATCGATCAAGATCCCTCTCACCATTGCGCAGATGAAGAGCCCAGACGAGGTCCGAGCATTGCCTCTTGATTTCGTCACTCCGCTTATGGCGAAGACCTTTGCCGAGGCTTCAGGAAACACATCAGCCGCAATGCTCACGAATAATGCGCAAGAGTTTGGCAAGTTCTTAAGAGAGAACGTATCTCCAAATTGGTTCTACAATGCGGTGATGTTTGGCCAGTTCAAAGAGCCATACATCACGAACAAGGATGCGCTTGGCGACAAGGACGCAATCTTCGGGAACTTCGTAAAGTCCAGAATGCGCGATATGTCTCTTGGTCTAGTTCGAATGAACGACATGGATCGAGCGATTGTGACAAGGATGGCCGCAGTCCAGCGACAGATCTTGAAATCACAGAAGGCAATGGAGACCGTGAACATCCAGGCCAACGTCCTGCGCGACCCTCTCGCTACGCCAAAGCTGATAAAACAAAGGATGGATATTGGCGACAAGAAGACGGCTGACTTGGTTGCCGAACTTGGAGAGCTTTACCAGCGAAACGCGGCACTCAGCACGTTTTACGGGTACTACATTTCTCAGCAAAAATCCGGCGGCATGGCTATCGACATGATTAAGAATGCGATCCAGCCAGAGAAGCCGTTGACCGCAGAAGAAGCTGACAATCAGAATATGCTGATGGAGTCGGCTCCGGCTCTAGAGGCTGGAAGAATCAAGTCTCAGATGTTGATGGAGGGGCAATGACCAATGTGAACGCAAAGCTTCCACAGGATGCGAATAACAGCCCGTTTAACCGGGCGATGGGAATCCCTCTTTGCTGTAGATCGAAGATCTTAGGCAGTGGGACCTACTTCAGAGATATGATCGACTTCCCAGTTGGTCGCGTCTTCAACGGTCTGATGGTGGAAAACCCATCATCCACTCTTAGGATTCAGATCGCAATCGGCGACGACTTCGCTGACGACATCTGCATCGACCTTCTCCCGAGCGGACTTGTGACGTTTGACGCACAAACCTTCGGTGCGTTTGAAGACGAGTCTGCCTCTATTCAGATGGCCACAAAGCTACGTGCAAAACTCAGTGGAAACTCCGGAGCTCTTGCCACTGCGAACTTCGCTTTCTCCGGCCAACCGCTGAATGGTGAGTACGTTGTTCTGAACGGAGTCACGTATGAGTTTTCGAGCGACATGAGTGTGGCTGTTGGCCGAATCAAAGTCGACATCGGCGCAGCGCTTTCGAACACAATGACGAATTTCGCGGCAGCAGTGAACTCAAGTGACCCGAATATCGTGGCCGTAGCCGCAGCGGCTCAAACTGATTTCACTTCGATCTTTGGCGGAACAGATGGGAATGCGGTGGCGCTTGACGCTGGCACTGCCTCAACTGCGACGGCATCTGGAGCAACTTTTTCTGGCGGCTCCGGTGGGGTCACGCCAATTATCCACATCTGGTAAGGAGAATCGATGTCTACACTTAATCAGGCATTTGCTACTGGCGGTGGACTTGCTACTGAAACCACGCTCCTTTCTGTTGATGCTCACGCAAACAACATTGAGACGGCAGTAGAGTCTGTCGATCTAAAGACGCCTGCTCTTGGCCAGGCGGCAATGGCGGCGAGCGTCCCAGTCGTTATCGCATCGAACCAATCAGCAGTCCCAGTTTCCGGTCCGCTGACTGATACTCAACTTAGGGCGACAGCGGTTCCTGTATCAGGGCCGCTCACCGATGTTCAGCTTCGGGCCACGGCTGTGCCGGTTTCTGGTCCTTTGACCGACACTGAACTCAGGGCCTCGGCGGTGCCAGTAAGCGTGGCCTCACTTCCTCTGCCAACTGGGGCAGCTCTTGAGGCAACCCAGCTTGCCAATGGTGTTCTTCTTGGAGCTGTGACAGAGACCGCACCAGTCACTGACACCGCATCGAGCGGCCTCAACGGCAGGCTTCAGCGAATCGCTCAGCGATTCACGTCGTTGATTGCTCTGGTTCCGTCGTCACTTGGCTCAAAGACTTCGGCGAACAGCTTTGCGGTTGTCGTCGCCTCTGACCAGGCTGCGATCGCGACCAAGGCCCCGGTAAACACGGCTGGAAGCGCTGCGAACACGTCTTTGACTGCAACCACGGCTTCAACGGCCACGGCCCCAGCGAATGCGGTCGGATTCATCCTTTACGCAGACACTGACAATACGCACACAATCCGGTTTGCCATCGGAGCCACGGCCTCGACCTCTGTCGGTGGACGCTTGGAACCAGGCCGAGACACTGGATACCTTCCGTGTGCGGCGAACGTATCGGTTTGCGCGATTACATCAGGAACAAACGCATTCTTCATTCAATGGATTCTCAGCGCCTAAGGGGTGACGTATGACGAGATTGACTACGACGTGGGTTATTGTAATGACCTTCCTATTAGCGAATATCGCGGCGGCGGGCCTTCCTCCGACCTCAACCAAGAGCCAGCTTGATACTTCAAAGAGCACGACCTTTGATTTCCAGGCACCGTTCAACCAGTTCACCAAACCAAGTGGCACAACTGCGCTGATCGAGACTGGAAACAAGAACCTGCTCAAAGATCCAGGGTTCGAGTCGTCCGACCCGACTGCGGTATGGGTCATTGCTTTGGCCGGAACCGTCAGCCGTACCAGCACAGCGGCAAATGTCGGATCTGGATCTTACGCTCTGTCTTACGACGCAGCGGCAACGAACGGAACGGTGACATCGGCTGCGGTGGCCGTGCCAAATGGATTCATTGGAAAGACGCTTGAGGCTTCGTGCGACATCAAGAACACGAGTGCTGGTCTTTACAAGATCCAGGCTTATGACGGAACGAACGTCCTGGCCGAACAGCTCATCACAACGGATTCGACATACTACGTTCGAAACACGCTGAGATTCCCTTCTCCAACAAGCGGAAGCATCTCGATCAGGTTCTTGGCCGGTACGGCTGGCGAGCCTGTTTTCTACATTGACGACTGTTACCTTGGAATTGATCGCGGGCAGGGCAGCACGCAGCTAATCAGTGAGTGGGTGAGCTATACGCCGTCGATCGGTCTGACTGGCGGCTCAACGACTGCATATGGAAAATACCGACAAAATGGGACAAACGTAGAAGTTCAGTTCGACGCGACATTCACGACTGTATTCACAGGCGGCGTCGCATCGGTATCAATCCCATCGGCTTGCTCGGAAATCGACACGACTCAGCTTCCGACTGGATACGCGACAGGCGTAGGTCTTCCTAATTCAAACGCACGTCTTTACGACGTAGGTACTGGGCAGTGGGGCGGATCGATTGTCTATAATGATACGACGTCCGTTCTTATGCGCACGTGGACCGATGACGTAGGAGCTGGTGGAAACCACGTCCAGGTTGATGCAGCTATCAGCACAACGATTCCATTCACATGGGCCAACAATGACCGTGTGAGTGGTTCATTCACTGTTCCATGTACCGCGTTTAAGGCTCAGACCACAGCATCAATCGACGCCATCTCGAAGCGCGGCTCGATTTATTTCGCATCGGGGTCGGCGACAAATACAGGTGCCGTCGCTGCGTTCAACGTCGCAGGATTTGGGACGAACACGCTTGAAGGACAGGCGCTTGCTCCGACGACAGCCAATGATCTTGGTATCAGGATGACAGGTGCTCCGGCCGGAACCTACGAAGTGCAGGCGACCGGACGCTTCTATGTGTCGAGCGCTGCGACCACTGGCACTCGGACTGTGTGCAATTATTCGCTTTACGACGGGACGTCGACCCGTGGTGACGTGTACGCATTGGCTCCTGGAGGTCTGACCGCTGAGTCAAACGATGGTATTGGTTCTCTCACTGGACAGTTCGTTCTGTCGAGCGCCGGAACAATCAACGTCGTGGTGCGCGGTCAACGAGTTACCGGCAACGGTACGTGTTACGCAGAAGGCCCTGTCAGCATCTCAATCAAGAACGTGTCGCAGAACAGCCCCGCGATTGTGATCGCCAACAGCGTTTCGACAGGCACTGTGAATGGAGACAAAATAGGTCGCGCCACTGTAGCGAACTCTGGATCGGCCTCAATTACGTCGCAGTCTACAGGTTTTCTTTCGTCGGTAAGCTACGTCTCGACTGGTCTTGTTGATACTTTTTTCTCGACTGGATATTTTTCCGCAGCTCCTAGCTGTACCTGCACTGCTCGCCTTGGTGGACGCCTATGTGCGATTGATAACACAACGCCGCCGTCAATTAGCGGCGCAAGGTTTTGGACCGGACTGGCGAATACGGCAGCGGAGGCCAATGTCGAATTTCAAATCATCTGCGTAGGTCCTCGCTAATGAAGGCACATGTTGAATGGATCGTCGGAGTTGTAAGGGCAGGGCCGGAGTTTAAAGACTTCGGCGATCCCTATGAGTTCTCTTGTACGGTCCTTCGTCGTGGCGAAACTTGTGAGATCATAGGCGCCAGTGGGAAGTTCACGTTTGCTACTTACCGCGCAGTGCGTGAAATGCTTGAGGGTCAGGGAATTACGATGGCAGTCTGGGAGCGAAGCAGCGGCAAACAGGTCGCAGCAAAGGGCAGAACATGAAACTGTGGTTGGTTCCAAACAACGGAAAACTCAACAAAATGTCACTGATGGAATCGGAAGACCGGCCAAGCGATGCGATCGCTCAGTGGCCTAAGGACTGGTCTCCGCTTTTGGCCGAAACGGTAGAAGTTCAGGTCCCACCGGGTAAGGTAAAAATCAACATGGGGCTATTGATGCAGATGGCCAAACGCTATCCGGTTCTTTACTCTAAGGCGAAGGAAACTGGTCTTGAGTTTGACGTTCCACAGGGTGGATTCTTTAAGAAACTCATGCGGAGATTTAGAAAGAAATGAATCAGCCCATGCTTAGATGGAAGCTATCGCTAGCCGAAACCTTGGCTTTTGGAAGTACGGTTGCAATCGTTATCGTCTTCGCCTTCGGAAACTTCTCTTCAAAGACTGAAGCCCAGGCAATTGAACGCCGCGTCGAGAACCTTGAGAAGCAGATGAGTTCGATGAAAGATGATCTATCAACAATCAAGTCGTCCGTGGAATACATCCGAGGAAGACTTGAACCAAAGGATTAGGAGTACGAGATGGAATTGGCACAAGGACCTATCGGAGCTGAGGCGAACTACGACGTGAAGCTCGAGGCTGGCAAGCTCGTTATCGTGGCAAAGTACGATGGCGTCGAAACAGACGCAGAGCTTTCTGTGAAGATCGACGCTGGTCTCTTCATGGATAAACTCGCGGCCCTGATCCCCGGATCGATTGATGATGCGATCTTGGCCGTCATCAAGGGAGCGATGCTTAAGTGATCTGGAAACAGCTCCTCTTTTGGTTTCTTGAATGGGCCGCAAAGAAGTCTGCCGATTGGCTGGCTGAGCGTGCGGCTCAAGCAAAGCGAGCAGAAGAGCGGGCGAACGAATCCAGAAAAGAACTTGAGCGCCTGAAAAACGCAAAGACCGAGCGGGAGGTTGAAGATGCTGCTAAAGACACTCTTGGGCTTTAGTTTAATCTTCATCACGAGCTGTCAGAAATTCCCGGACGGGAAGATCTGCCTGATCGACTCCGCTCGGTCTCGCCTTCTTTGCTACGATATGATGCGCGATCTCGACACGAGTGGCGCAGTCAAACGCGAGGCCGTTGCCTCGAAGATCCAGATCAACTCTCTCGATGACCTTGATAAGGCAACTGTATTTGACAAGGAGTCCTGGGCCAACGTGAAGTCGTGGCTCAAGACGAGTAGGGACGCGTGTCAGCGCTAGTAATCCATGACGATCTCGCCGTGTTCATCTACGCGTTCGTGATTTTGAACGGAGTCCTGCTGATTACGATATGGAACGACAGCCAGGGCGAGTGAGATGTCTCCTGCGGCATTGAGTTTCTGGAGTTCTAAGATCGCTGGCAAAGCATCAACACCGAAGTCGAGCTGAATGCGCCCACCGCCATCTCTCTTTGTTCGAACGTCATAAAGCACGGCTGCAAACTGGATCGGACTCATTCGTCATCTCCAAACATCGGAAGCTGCCCATCCTGCAACAGCTCTATTTGATGGTCTATCGCGTAAATACTGAGCAGAAGGTTGTCCCTGTCTTCTTTCGCTTCAAACAGTGTTCTGTTCGCAATGGCAAGCTTCTCTTGAGCGCGTTCCTTCCTGGCCAATAACTCCTGAATGCGCTCTAGACTTTCGCTGGCGGCAGCTTCTTCCTCTCCCGGTACCATGTGATGGCCTCTCCGTATTTCTTCCAAAATGTTTTCGCGCCGAGCTGGTGGAACTGACGGTGATGCACGATGCAGAGCGGGTGAAGGTTATGTAGATCATCCCCTCCACCAGCACCCTTCGTTTTCCAGTGATGACATTCAACTGGCGTCACTGCGCACACCTCGCACGGCATCCTTCGTATGAGATCCAGGTTCGCCTGGCTCTCAAGCCTAGATATTTTTGGGAACATTGTAGATCCCCTTCAGTGCGGACAAAGGGATGCAAACGTATGGGGCCGTGCGGTTTCTCGCAAAGACCACCATTGGCGTTCCGCCCTCTTTTTTCGCGTGCTGTTCGGCCTGCTCAATCGCTGCCCAAATGGCAATTTTCTCGACATTCTTCGATTCGACAGTGAATGGGAACAGGGCCTTGGCCTTTGGCGAAAGCTGGATGTCCGAACCCTGGACTCCACTTGGAGTCACGCGCACGTCATCCGGCTCAACGCCAATCATGTCTCTGACGACTTCTGCCATCAGTGATGCGAGGCGTCGGCCCTTGGCCTTGCAGCTAGACGTCTTCACTGACGCTCAATCCGAGTGGAGATTGCGTGCTTTGCCATATCCCCAACCAGCAGTGATACGAGCGCCAAGTCCTGCGGCTGCATCCCAAGGCCATTGCTAATCATGTTCCCATCTTGATCTATTCCAAAGAACATGAACCCAGTGACCTTGTTCTCAGCGAGAACCTGATAAATCCTCTCCGAACATTCCTTAATGCGATCTTCTTTTGCCTGCTCCGTTTTTGGCGCTGGCATCTCTACTACCTTCATCACTCCCCCTGTTTTTCCGGCCAACGTAGGCCAAGAATTCGATCCGCTGTAAACCATGCTGAGTTGAATTCGTCACTCTGATTTCCGCCCAAAATGCGGACCATCTTTCCATCAGGTGAAACCTTCTCGAGGAATCCAACATGGCCCTGCCACCCTTGGATAGACCCCCGCCAAAGGACGATAATGCAGCCAAGCTTTGGCTCTTTGAGTACCGTGCCGACGTCGAGAAGCGACCGCGCATTTGCCCGGCGTGACTGCTGGTATCCTGCCTCTTTGAGTATTCCGTTCACTGCCGCAGCGCACCAAGCGATCTCGTCCGATCCATTCTGGCCAACGCCTTTCAGCCACTCGGCGATCTTCGGGTGCGACTTCGATCCGGCGACCTCGTGAACTCCGAGGTACTTGTAGGCAACTTTCATCCACGGGAGATCGATAAGATCGGTCTCGCTCGGAAGAGTGCTCGGTAGCTTTACAGATTCACCGCCAAACATACGTTTGAAAAAATCAAATAAGCGTTTGAACATTATGCCTCCTGGCTAAAACAACGCATTGAAACCCAGTAATGCAGTCCCGTGAAGAACAGCATCGGGTAGAAATCATAATCGAAAAGCGAGTCCATGTGAAAGAACGCACCGGCAAAACCAAGACCAGTGACGATGGACACCCACCAGAACATGAAGACCTTGATCCGCTGGTAAAGGACCGACCCCTTCACCTGGCCTGAGTTCCCGGTCGGAACCCACGGAATGATGTTCCCTTTCGTCTTCTCCCAGAGGGCAGCCAGATGCGCGTAATAGCTCACCTGCCGTGCGCTGAGAACGTATGCACCGAAACGGTGGCGTCCCCACAAAGAAACGATCAGCACGCCGAATAAGAAAGATGGGACGGAAAACAGGTAATTAAACCAGAACACATTTTCCGGAAAGAACCAGACCACAATCAAAGATGGGAGCGGAGTGAGTATAACGCTGAGCGCTGTAGCGATGTAGTAAAACATCCCGGACAGGTAGCAGAGCCTTTGCATGAAGGTGAGTTTGCTACTCCAGAACTTCTTTGAGGTCAGAAGAGATGTCGACCCCATGCACCACCTGGTCTGCTGAATCCAGTACCCGCTCATTGAGTCTGGGCACAGGCCCATTGATAAATTGAGCGGAAGGTATTTCACTTTCCACCCATCCACCAGGGCTTGCCAGCCGGTGTGCAGGTCCTCGCTGTACGCTATCGGATACGTCCCACCGTGCGGGGCCAGGGCCGCTCTTCGATACATGGCGCACGTCCCCACGCAAATCGACGCTCCCCACGTGTCCCGATTCACCTGGACCATCCGGTAGAATAGTTCCTGGACGTAGCCTGCCCCCTTCTCGATCCATGTCTGATCCTCCGTCACTTCAAAATACTGAGGCGTTTGAACGATGGCCGTCTTCTCGTCAGAGAAGTAACCGATCATCTCCTGAATCATGTCCGGTCTTGGACAAAAGTCTGCATCCAAAATCAGGATGAAGTTCCCGTTCGTCTTCGGGAAGGCGTAACGAATGTTCCCGGCCTTCTTGAGTTCGCCCTTATTCGGACGAGAGATGTACTCAAACTCGTACTTGTCACAAAGAAGGGCCACTTCTTTCCGGCCAGAGTCGTCGAGAACGTAGATATGAAGCTGGCCCTCTGGCCAATCAAGACCGCGAACCCACTTGTACGTGTTCTCAAGGATCTCTATCGGCTCACCACAGCTCGGAAGGTACACGTCCACCGTGGCCCGGTCTTTGATGAGGTCCAGAACCTTGGGTCTGTACTTTGTGACGTGGTCGTAGTGATTGAACGACCGGCCAAAGATCCCGATCCAGTACGAGACGCCAAGGTACACAGCCACAATCGCGGCATAGATCCCATAGGCCCACACGTAGTGGCTATGAAGAGAGAAAGCCACCATCCCCGATAGAAGGGCCACAAAGGACAAGAGTCCCCAGCCATAGAACAGGGATTTATTCTGCTCCAGATAGCTGAACTTCTGTTCAGATGATGGTGGCTTTGGAAGATACATTGAACCTACCAGAGCTTGATCGACATCTTGAGGTAGCCTGCGTATTCCTTATCCGCGTCAGCGATCTGGGGATAGAACGTCTCCCAGTCTTCGCTCACAGCGTTCATCTGGACACCGCCGCCAAAAGAGATGCGCTCGAATCGGTAATCAAGACCAAGCTTCATCGAAGACCAGTGCTTTGATTCATCCTTCTCGACCTTATCTGGACGCGATCCAAGACCAGCCCAACCGCTAATGAAGAGCTTGTCTTCGATCTTCTGGTCGATCGAGAGCCCGACCATTGTACGTGGGACCAAGTCCTCGTAGACCATGTTCTGAATTGTGAACTGGGCACCGGCCTTACTTTCTTGTGTAAAGCAAAGAAGCATCAAAAGAGCTAAAACGAAACGCATAGAGAACCTCCATTATGGTGAAACAATACCTGCGTTGAACGGATCTTCAAGGCATTAACGCGCTAGGATATACACGATTACCATGAGAAGAACTGGCGGCCAGGTTATGTCGAATAGGTCTCTCACTCTTCACCGCTTAACCGAATGAAGCCACGCTCAAGGAGCTGGTCTTTGTAGGCCTCAAGAACCCGGAAGGCGTTACCTCTTGCATCCCCCCACTTACTCATGAAGTCCTCAATTGAGAGGTCCATGTCTCCGTTCTCTTTTGCCATCAGGAGAACGAAGGATGCCTCGTACCCAGCCAAGATCTTTATCACCTGACGAAGGTCTCCGATGGAGACTTGGCTCTTACCGCCCTCCATCTTTGAGATGTCTCGTAACAATTTGTTAATCATCTTCTGTTCATCGGTCATGATTCACTCCTCTTTCGTTTCTGGTTAATTTGTTTTACCTGTCTTTCAACACTTAACGCTCTGTTTTCATTAAAATGCTTGACAATGTTTTCGACTCACTGCACCTCCTCTTCTACGAAATTCAGTACAGACCTGTAGCGAGCTGTCCCCGTATTCGTATTCACCAGACCGAGTTCAATTCATCAAGGTCGTTGGGCGCTCGATGTTCGTACTCGAACTCGAGAGCAACGCAAGCGTAGCGCGCAGGTACGAAGACGTGGTTTCCGTACCATTACTTGACGCCAAGCAAAAACAGAGACACCTTCCGAAACAGTTCCTTGTTCAATACAACGTACCGTTCCGACGCATAGCGAGACGATGGTATGTCTTGGCTTACCTTGAATTTCTCTTTCATTTCTTTAATGGCGAGGACCGTCTCCGCGAATTCAGCTTCGGCGATCTCTTTCAGTCTGGCTCGGTGTTGTTCGGGCATGGCGTCGAGGTGAAACCGCACCCATTTCTCGGCTGACGTCCAGAGTTCCTTCTTTGATTCGTTGAACTGGCTTGTCATTCCTTCCTCCGCATTCAATCATTGACTCATGTATCAAATCGTAAAGGGCGAAGACCTT